GGAAAGCATCAGATAGCAGAATGGATGGTGTGCTTGCTCACGAATTACAAGAAGTTTTGCCTTATGCAGTAAACGGAGTAAAAGACGGAGAACAAATGCAAGGTGTTGATTATTCTAAAATTGTTCCTGTCCTAGTCAAAGCCATCCAAGAACAGCAAACTCAAATTAACGAACTCAAAGCATTAATAAACGCTTAGTAATATGTCAAAGAATACTCAATTAGGAAATTTAGTTAATGGGATCTATGTCGATTCAATAGGTAACGTAGGAATAGGCACTCAGAGTCCTGACAATTATGACAGCACAACACTTACCATTGCATCGTCTAGTAGCTCAAATATCGGAGGATTAGTTGTTAGAAATAGCACAGGAAGTATATTAGGTAATTTGTATAGTAATGGTGTAAATGGGTATGTTACAATTGGTTCTGCATCTAATCACCCTTTAACTATAGCAACTAATAATACCGAACGAATGCGGATTACCCCTGCAGGAAACGTAGGTATTGGGACAAGTTCGCCTGGTGCGACTTTGCATATTTTAAAGTCTACTTCTGGAGAAGTATTACGAATAGAATCAACTGCTACAAATAGTGGTTCGGTTTCTCCTTATATGCAATTTGTTTCAGCTAACCAAGTAGGAGGTGCTGGATTTTCCGCTGGATACATTGGTTCAGTATGGACTGCCGAAGGAAATGGATTTAGTATGTCATTTGCTACCAAAGCAGTTGATGGTGGTCAAGTTGAGCGTATGCGAATACTTCATAACGGCAATATTGGAATTGGAGGGGCTAGTTCTGAAGGGGCAGCTTCGGATGACAGAGTAGTTACTATTCATAATTCGAACTCTACTGGAAGTATGCGTTCTATGATTCGTTTTACGAATTATAATAGCGGGACTGCTTGGCCAAATGGTGCTTTTATTACAACAGATTCGTCTAATAATTTTTATATTGGTAATCTTGAGCCAAATGATATAATATTTCAAACTAATGGAGCTGCACGTCTTTACCTTACAGGAGATGGTAAAATGTCTATTCCATATACAACATTAGCATATACAGGTAATATGACTATGTATTGGAACAATAGTACAGGCGTAGTTGGTGTATTAACTTCTTCTCGTAGATTTAAAAAAGATATTGTATCTCTTACATCTGATAAGGCAAAACTTGCTTTAAACTTAAATCCAGTAGAATATACTCGTCTTGAGACAAATGAAAGAGAGTATGGATTTATTGCAGAAGAAGTAAAAGAAATTGGATTGGGAATGCTAGTTCCAGAAATGGATGGTAAACCAATCACTGTTGACTATGCTAGAATATCTGTTATTGCTATTGCAATGATAAAAGAACAACAAAAAGCCATTCAAGAATTATCTGCCGAAGTACAACTTTTAAAAAATAAATAGTAAATTTGTTTAACTAAATAAAATTAATAATGAAAAAGAAATATGCCGACCTACTAAACTTGGTCCGTTTTATTAACTTCTCTTTACCTCAAGAACAAAATACAGACTGGTCAAAAGGGCAAAAGAAACTAACAAAAATTGGCGAGCGACTAAAGCCGTACATCGACGATTACAACGAGAAGCGTGATGACATCATGCTTGACAACGCTCTAGAGATTGATGGTAAGGTTCAAATCAAAGCAGATGGTACCTTTGAGTATAACAAAGAAGGGATCAAACGCAGAGACAAAGCAATCTACAATCTGTTCAACTCCGAGTTTAACTACGAAGTAATCCAAATCCTTAACCCAGACGAGTTAGAAAAATACCACTTCCTTAACGGATGGGTATCTGGCGTAACATTTCCTGAAATTATCACTGAAGAAGAAATAGAATTATAATGGCAAATCTAGAAAAAGAAGAATTAGAGCGTTTGAATAACGCAACCAAATCATTGCGTGAGGCTCGCAACACAATTGCAGACATTGAAATCTCAACGTACCGCTTAGAGTCTAAGAAGAAAGCTGTCCTATTTAATGCCGAACAAGCTGCCGAGGAGTTGAACAACATCCAAGGTGAGCTTCAAGCGAAATACGGCAATGTTCTTATTGACACGCAGACAGGCGAGATTAAAGAAGAGAACCATGATAATTCGTAAATTATCAGTTGGCGTTGACTATAAGTCATCGATGAATTATATTACCGGTCAGTCAGTTCTGAACGGCAATTATGTTATTCACTTAATTAAGATAACGGATGCTGGATCCTATCAGATTTTCATTGAACAAAATAAAGAAGTTGTTCTGTGGAAAGAGATAGGTAGCACAGTACCTGTATCGGTCGAGTACAACATAGAATTCTAATCTAATGAAGTCTCCTTTTTATTTTGTCGTCCGATCACGAGACGGCAAACGATACGACAATGAGCGTAACGGAATTATCATTTCTACTTCTAAAGAGGACCACCTAGCAACAATGCGTGAGGCTGTTGTCATCTCTACTCCTATTGGCTATGAAGGTCCGATAGAGCCAGGTGACATGGTGCTTGTTCATCACAACACTTTCCGTATCTACTACGACATGCGTGGTAGAGAGAAGTCATCATGGAATTACTTCATGGATGACTTGTTTTTTATTGATGACCCATATGCCTACAAAAAGACGGACGGCACGTGGAAAGGAATCGGCAGGTATGTATTTGTTTCTCCCGTTGAGAACGACTACACTGGCATCACTACTGTGGATGCAGAGAAGCCTCTTGTAGGCACGATTAAGTTTGCAAATGAAGAAGTACTAAGCCTCGGTATAAACGAGGGCGACACGGTCATATTTGAGCCTGAATCAGAGTACCCTTTTTATGTGGATGGAGAAAAAGTTTATCGAATGTATACCAAGAATATAACAATCAAATTAAATGAACAAGATAACGGACTTAAAGAAGAGGATAATTGATTCTGGGTATAAAGCCGTTGAAGAATTAATTAAGGTTGCAGAAGAGAAGATTGTTACGCATGCTGAGGATGACCTTAGTGCAGACAAGTTAAAGAATGCCGCTCAGGCAAAGAAGCTCGCCATCATGGATGCGTTCGAGATTCTTAAGCGTGTCGAGGAGGAGAATAACATCATCGAAGGCGTTGTCAATAATCAAGTAAATACAAACAGAGGATTTGCAGAGTCTAGAGCTAAGAACAAATGAGTTTACACAAACTTCTTGTTGATGTAATCCCACAGAAAGTTCTTGATAAAAAGAACGCTAAGAATCAGTGGGAATATGGGTGGGATCCGGAATATGATATGGTTGTCATATCTAAAGATGGAACCGTCGGAGATGTATATGACATACAAGGCTTAAGAGTTGCTTTGCCTAAGACTCCAAATAAAGTTGACTATAAAGTCAATAAGTGGCAAGCTACTGAACTTCCTAAAGAACTATCCCGTATCAAGACAATCTTTGATTGGAATAGACGGGACAATTCTTTTAAGAATCAATGGGTTGACTTTATCGAGCAAGAGTTTGATCGACGTGAACTTGGCTATTGGTTTATCAACAATGGCGTAAAGACTTACATTACCGGGCATCACTACATGTATCTTCAGTGGACAAAGACTGATGTGGGTCACCCTGACTTCCGTGAATCAAACAGAATATTCTTTTTATTTTGGGAGGCATGCCGAGCTGATGCAAGATGCTTTGGTATGTGTTATTTAAAGAACCGTCGTTCCGGATTCTCGTTTATGGCCTCCTCGGTATCTGTTGATATTGCAACCCTTGCAAAAGATGCACGTATTGGTATGGTCTCCAAGACTGGACCAGATGCTAAGAAAATGTTTACCGACAAGGTTGTTCCAATTGCAAACAACTATCCATTCTTCTTTCAGCCCGTGCGTGATGGTATGACCACGCCAAAGACCGAACTTGCGTTCCGTGTCCCTGCTTCTAAGATTACACGTAAGAACATGGACCAAGAGCAAGATGAAGAGATAGACGGATTAGATACATCCATTGACTGGCGTAACACAGCAGACAACTCGTACGATGGTGAGAAGCTTCGATTCTTGATTGAGGACGAGGCTGCAAAGTTAGAGAAGCCAATGAACATTGAAAATGGTTGGCGTATTCGTAAGACTTGCCTCCGCTTAGGTGCAAGGATTATTGGTAAGTGTATGATGGGATCAACATCCAACGCACTTGATAAAGGTGGAGAAAATTATAAAAGATTATATGAAGATTCTGATGTTAGGAAACGCAATAAAAACGGGCAAACGCTTTCAGGCTTGTATGCTCTTTTTATCCCGATGGAGTATAATTTTGAGGGATATATTGATGAATTTGGCCACGCTGTATTAGAGACTCCTGAGAAACCAATTAAGTCGGCTGAGGGAACTTGGATTACCCAAGGCGTTATCGAGTATTGGAACAATGAGGTGTCATCCTTAAAATCAAACCCGGATGCACTCAATGAATTCTATCGTCAGTTCCCACGTACTGAGTCGCACGCTTTCCGTGATGAGACTAAGTCATCTATCTATAACTTAACCAAAATCTATCAGCAGATAGATTACAACGACGGCATGATAGCTGATCGTGTACTAACGAGAGGGTTCTTTCACTGGAAAAATGGTGAGAAGGACACAGAGGTTATTTGGACACCCGACAAGAACGGTCGGTTCATCGTGTCCTGGATTCCAGATATTGCAATGCGTAATAACTATATAACAAAAAATGGAATCAAATACCCTATTAATGAACACGTTGGTGCGTTTGGATGTGACCCTTATGATATTTCGGGTGCTACATTTGGTGGTTCGAACGGTGCTCTTCATGGTCTTACTAAGTTTAATATGGCGAATGCTCCGTCAAATGCGTTCTTCCTAGAGTACGTTGCTCGTCCACAGACGGCAGAGATATTCTTTGAAGAGGTCCTAATGGCTTGCGTATTCTATGGCATGCCAATACTTGCAGAGAATAATAAAGCCCGTCTACTGTATCACTTTAAGAACAGGGGCTACCGTGGATTCTCAATGAACAGACCCGACAAGCATAAGGCTAAGTTGTCTTTTACTGAGATTGAGATTGGTGGCATACCATCATCTAGCGAAGATATGAAGCAAGCACACGCTGCAGGTATCGGTACTTACATTGAGAAATATGTAGGGTATGATTTAGAAGCTACTTACCGAAATCCAGATGAGATTGGTAACATGCCATTCAACAGAACTCTTTTAGATTGGTCTAAATTCAATGTAAACGATAGAACAAAGTTTGATGCTTCTATCAGTTCCGGTTTAGCGATTATGGCAAACCAAAAGCATATTTATATGCCTGAGAAAAAAGAGTCAAAAATAAGCATTAAATTTGCAAGATACGATAACAGCGGTTCAGCGAGTAGACTGAAAATAATATGAACGACCCTTTAATAATGATTAATCCTTCTAGCTTTCCAACGCAACTGGCGACGGATGCAGAAAAAGCATCAAAAGAATTCGGATTAAAAGTAGGACAGAGTATCATGTGGGAATGGTTTGCCAAGACAGGTAATAACTGTCGCTACTATTCTCAATGGATTGACTTTCATCGCATTAGATTATATTCTCGTGGAGAGCAACCGATAAGTAAATACAAAGAACAATTCCAAGTAGATGGTGATATGTCACATATCAACCTAGACTGGACTCCTGTTCCTATCATCCCTAAGTTTGTTGATATCGTTGTTAACGGGATGAATGACCGTCTTTTTGAGGTTAAGGCATATGCACAAGATGCAATGTCTATTGAGAAAAGAAGTAAGCATCAAGAAATGGTTGAATCAAATATGCTTGCCAAGGATGTTCTTATGCAAATTAAAGAGCAGTTTGGTGTAGATACATTTGATGTTAACCCTGATGAATTACCTGCAAGTGAAGAAGAATTAAGCCTATACATGCAGCTTAAATATAAGCCTGCTATTGAGATTGCCGAAGAGGTGGCTATTAATACTATCTTAGATTCAAACCACTACAATGATGTTAGGAAGAGAGTTGATTACGATATCACTACAATTGGTATCGGTATGGTTAAGCATTCATTTGTACCTGGAACTGGCGTAAGAGTAGAATATGTGGACCCTGCAAATATGGTATATAGTTACACGGAGTCACCAACTTTTGACGACTGTTTCTATTTTGGCGAAGTTAAGCAAGTACCTATTACTGAACTTATTAAAATCAAACCGAACATTACTAATGAAGAACTTGCAGAAATTCAGCAACTTGGTACAGCTTGGTATAATTATTATGGGGTACTTCGCCCTTATCGTAGCGACTTATTTAACAGAGACGTTGTTACTTTGTTGTATTTCAATTATAAGACTGATAAAACGTATGTATACAAAAAGAAATACACGGACAACGGAGGATCAAGAGTAATTGAGAAAGACGAGAGCTTCCAAGTTCCAGAAGGAATGGAGGAGCGTTTCGAACGTATTGAGAAGCGTATCGATGTTTGGTACGAAGGCGTTATGGTTATGGGCTCAAGTTACCTATTGAAATGGGAACTTGCTAAGAACATGGTTCGTCCTAAGTCTGCATCTCAGTATGCGTTGCCTCAGTACATTGCTGTTGCTCCACGTATGTACAAAGGAGTTATCGAGTCATTGACTCGTCGTATGATTCCTTTTGCTGACTTAATTCAATTAACTCACTTAAAGCTACAACAAGTATTACAGCGTGTTGTGCCAGATGGTGTGTACATTGATGCTGATGGTATCAATGAGGTTGACTTGGGTACAGGAGCAGCATACAATCCAGAGGATGCATTAAGATTGTATTTCCAAACTGGTAGTGTTATTGGTCGTAGTTCAACTATTGATGGCGACTTTAACCATGGCAAGATACCAATCCAAGAACTTAATACGAATAGTGGACAAGGTAAGATTACTGCATTGATTAATGCGTACAATCAGTATCTATCTATGATTAGAGATGTAACAGGATTGAATGAAGCAAGAGATGCTTCGTCTCCAAACCCTGATGCATTAGTTGGCGTACAGAAACTTGCTGCATTAAACTCTAATACAGCTACCCGCCATATCTTAGAAGGAAGTTTATTTATTACTCGTCGTTTATCTGAGGCGTTGTCATGCCGCGTTGCTGACATCTTAGAATATTCTGATTTCAAAGAGCAGTTTACAATGCAGATCGGAAAGTATGCTGTAGGTATTCTTGATGAAATCAAAGACCTATACATGTATGACTTTGGTGTGTTTATTGAAGTGTCTCCAGATGAGGATCAGAAAGCACAGCTCGAAGCTAACATTCAGATGGCGTTACAACGTGATCAGATTAGCCTAGAAGATGCTATTGATATCCGTCAGATGAAGAACCTTAAACT